AGCCAGAATGACATCTAACACAGACGATGGAACTATTACAGAACATAAGACTCGTCTTACTTCTGCACAAGCTGACAAAGCAGAAATGGAAGTACAAGTGTTAAGCAGTAGCCTTATAAAAGCTGATGATGTTAGATCTAGTTGGACAGAATTTGTATCTAACGTGCGAGCAAAACTATTAAACCTACCTGCAAAAATGGCACACCAAGTTATAGGCTTAGATCACTACGCAGAAGCAGAAGAATTATTAACTAACGAAATATATGAAGCACTTAACGAACTCTCCAAATCTGAATACACAGAATCCAATGAAATGGGTATGGACGGAAACGGCAAAGACGTTCCAACCACCCAAGAAGCTACTGGTTAGCGAATGGGCTGATAACTATCGTTTCTTAACTTCTGAGTCTAGCGCAGAACCAGGCAAGTGGAGAACATCACGCGCGGCTTACCAAAAAGAAATAATGGATTGCATTATAGATCGCAATATAGAAACAGTAGTGGTGATGAAAAGTGCGCAGATTGGCGCCACTGAACTCTTACTTAACGTGTTGGGTTACTACATTAGTCAGGATCCCTGCCCTATCATGTGCTTACAACCCACTATAGAAATGGGCAGATCTTTTTCTAAAGATAGACTAGCACCTATGCTTGCTTCATCACCTGCCTTAGAAGACAAAGTTAAAGAACCTAGATCTAGAGATAGTGAAAACACAGTTTTGCACAAAAAGTTTCCTGGTGGTCACATGACTATTACTGGTGCTAACTCTGCAAGTGGTTTGGCAAGTAGGCCAATAAGAATATTGTTAGTAGATGAGTGTGATCGTTATCCTGCATCCGCAGGCAGTGAAGGAGATCCAATATCATTAGCTACTAAACGTACTACTACATTTTGGAACCGCAAAATTATTATGGCATCGACACCCACAATAGATGGATTGTCACGCATACAGACAGCGTTTGAGACTAGCGATAAACGCAAGTTCTGGGTGCCATGCGTACATTGTAATCAATACATAACACTAGAATGGGCCAATGTTCATTGGGAAGAAAGTGATCCTGAAACTGCACATTACGTGTGCCAAGAATGTGGATCTATTATGGAAGAAAAACATAAAGTGCAGATGTTACGTGATGGAGAATGGAGAGCAGAAAACGAAACAACTACAATTGCAGGATTTCATATATCAGAACTGTATTCGCCCTGGTCTACGTGGGCATCAATGGCTGTTGGATTTGCACAAGCTAAAAAGCACCCAGAGTTGTTAAAGACTTGGGTTAATACTTCACTTGGCGAAGTGTGGCGCGACTCTGGAACAGAAATAGAATCGGAAGGCTTACTAAAACGCAGAGAGAATTGGGATGCAGAGTGCATACCAGATGATGTGTTAGTAATTACCGCAGGCGTTGACGTGCAAGATGATAGATTAGAATTACAAGTAGTAGGATGGGGCAAAGAAAGTCATTCTTACGTCATAGATAATCAAGTGTTTTGGGGCGAAACATCACAGTATGCCGTATGGCATGAACTGGATGATTACGTGCAGAGAAGGTATCAAAGAGAAACTAAAGCAGATCTACCTATAGCGTGCATCGCTATAGACTCAGGTTATCAAACACAGTCTGTTTATAACTTTGTAAAAGTTAGACAAGGAAGAAGAATATTCGCCATTAAAGGACAATCCCAACCTGGCAAGCCAATAGCAGGTAGACCAACACAATCAGGTAGACAAAGAGTGCAACTCTTTCCATCTGGTGTAGATACTGCAAAAGAAACTGTGTTCAGTTGGTTACAGATCGAAGAACCAGGCCCAGGCTATATCCATTTCCCTTCTACTGTTGATGATGAATACTTTAAACAGCTTACATCTGAGAAAAGACAAGTTAAATACGTAAAAGGACGTAAAACTATTGTATGGGTACCGACACGCGAAAGAAATGAAGCATTAGATACATACGTTTATTCATTAGTAGCCTTTCACATACTTAATCCAGACTTAGAAAAGATTGCAAATAAGACATCAACCACAGAAGAACAACAAGAAGAACAACCTACTAAAGAACCACAAGCCAGAGATCTAGCCAAAGAAAGACGTAGACCTAATAGAAAAAAATCATTTGTTAAGGATTGGTAGAGTGTTGACAAGCTAAAAATGCAACTTACGGTCTTAAAAAAACTGTATGAGGGCAGAAATTGGCTAATTTATTTGACTCAGAAAATTACCCTTCTAATGTGCCAGAGACTTTAACGGTAGGTGACCGTTGGGCATGGAAACGTGAAGATATAGCAACAGATTACGCGCCTGCTGATTACACACTAACTTATAGCTTTAGATTATTAAGTTCTACTGCCACAGAGATAGCATTAGCAAGCAGTGTCATATCAGAAACATCAACTGCCTACGTCATAGAGGTACCTAGTTCAACTACGGCAGGTTACACCAAAGGTGATTACAGTTATCAAGAATATATAACTAACGGATCTTCCCAAAGAGTTGTTGTTAGTTCTGGTTATTTATCTATCACACCTAATCTTGATGCTGATGGTGCAGATCCAAGATCACACGCAAGAATAGTAATGGATGCGTTACAAGCCATGTTAGAAAACAGAGCATCAATAGACCAATCAAGTATGAGTGTAGCAGGTAGATCTTTAAGCCGTATGACTCCACAAGAAATTAGAGATTGGTACGAATATTACAGACACAAAGTTAATTTAGAAGTTAAAAAGGACAGGATAAGCAAAGGTTTATCTACAGGATCCTTAATAAAAGCGAGATTTTAAATGCCCTGGTACAAAAGATTATTTGGTAGCCGTAAAAAGAACAGACCTCTTAACTTGCGTACTTACGCAGGTGCCAATAAAGGACGTTTATTTGCGGATTTTTTTAGCAATTCAAAGTCTGCCGATGCAGAACTAGCCCCTGCCCTACGCACATTACGCGATAGATCTAGAGAATTAGCTAGAAATGATAGTTATGTTAAACGCTATTTAGCCTTACTTTCCGCTAATGTTATAGGCACAAAAGGCATAAGACTGTCATGCAAGGCAAGGGATGATAACGGTCAGCTAGATATAGTAGGCAATCAAATCATAGAACGTGAATTTGCTAAGTGGTGCAAGAAAGAAAGTTGTACTGTAACTGGCAAATTAAGTTTTATAGATGCACAAAAGCTATTTGTTGAGACATTAGCAAGGGATGGAGAGTGTTTAGTAAAACACGTAAGGACTAAAGACAATCCTTATAACTATTCTATCCAATTTATTGAAGCAGATCACCTAGACGAAGAATACGATTATAAATTAAAAGACAATGCGACTATTCGCATGGGTGTTGAAGTAAATGGTGTTGGTAAGCCATTGGCTTACCATTTGTTTAAGCAACATCCTTATGATTCTAGTCAATACAGCACAGTGCAATCACAAAAGTACACAAGAATTCCTGCTGATGAATTAATACACGCTTACATACAAGAAAGACCAGAAATGACACGCGGTGTACCTTGGACTTCTACTGCTATGGACAAGATCCATACTTTAAACGGTTACAGACAAGCAGAGTTGACAGCATCAAGGTTGGCGGCCTGCAAAATGGGGTTCTATGTATCGCCAGGCGGAGATGGTTACTTAGGTGAAGACTATGAAGATACTTATTCGCCTATTATGGAAGCTGAACCAGGCACATTTGAACAGCTACCTAGTGGCATGGACTTTAAAAGTTTTGAGCCTAACCACCCTACTTCTGCATTTGAAGCATTTGAAACAGCCATCTTAAGAGGTATAGCAAGTGGTTTAAACATAAGTTATCACTCATTAGCTAACGATTTAAGTTCAGTAAACTACAGTTCTATCCGCGCAGGATCTTTAGAAGACCGCGCACAGTTTGGTGTTATACAAGAATTTGTAATTGCACACTTTATAGAGCCTATATTTAGAGAATGGCTAGAAATGGCTATGACAACTAATCAAATTCCTATGCCTATCACGCGTTTTGATAAGTTTGCAGACTCAACTACGTTTATACCAAGATCCTGGAGTTATGTAGATCCACAAAAAGAAATACAAGCCAACATTTTAGGTCTTAAGTCAGGACAAGTAACAATGAGCGATATACAAGCGGCATATGGCAGAGACGTAGAAGAATTATTTGAACAGCATGACAGAGAAACAAAATTAGCAGAGCAATACGGTGTAACTACCGCATTTCAACCGTTTGGAGCGCAAACAAGCGCAGTTGAGCCAGAGTTACAAGGTGCAGATGATGAATAAGCAGTTGAGGTGGGAACATTTAACAATGTTGAGCAAAATACAGACGATGGGCGCACTCTCTACCGTCTTGTTTTCTTTAGGACTAAGGGATTTTGCTGTTCTGCAAGGGGCGAGATATGAATAAAAAAGAATTTACAGATGTTGATCCATCTGCAAATAGGGAGCCTAACGGCTTAAATTTAGAACTTAAATCCGAGGAAACAGATATGGACGAAAGAACCGAAGAACGTCACATACTAGCTGTAGAAGAAGATGCTAATTCTATCAATGTTAAATTTGCGAAAGCAGAACAAGTTGAAGAAATAGAAGAAAACGCATACGGCGAGGATGAAGACGAGGAAAAGCGTTTTGACAAAGACGAAACAAACTATCGTTCTATAGATCTATCTAGGGCAGAAATGATAAATGAGGATAAAAGAACCGTCCGCATTGCTCTTTCTTCTGAAGAACCTGTGGAACGTAGTTTTGGAATGGAGGTGCTTGACCATTCCCCTGGCTCAGTTGATATGAGTTGGGCAAGAAGCGGCAATATGCCTGTTTTGCTAGACCATGATACGACTAGGCAAGTAGGTATTGTTGAGGATTTTAATTTAGACGGTGCTACTAATAGGACATTAGCAACGGTGCGCTTCGGAAGAAGTGAACTAGCACAAGAAACGTGGAACGATGTTTTGGACGGTATTAAGCGTTCAGTTAGTGTCGGCTACAGAATCAACTCTATGGTAAGAGACGAATCTGCGGAAGATACAACCTATAGGGCCAACTGGACTCCTATGGAAGCAAGCTTAGTTTCATTGCCTGCTGATACAAACCCTATGGTGGGTGTTGCCAGGTCAAAAGATAGTGCAGAGGTGGAAGCCCCTGTTTTAATAAACAATTCTATAAAGGAAAAGAAAATGGAAGAAAATAAAACTCCAGAAGTTGATTTAGAAGCTGTTAGATCTGAAACCGCAGTAAGCGTTAGATCTGAAGTTGCTAAAGAAGCAAAGGAAATACTTGCATTAGCTACTAAACACCACAAACGTGATTTAGCTGATGTATCAATAGCGGAAGGACATTCTCTAGAGCAATTTAGAGGGATCCTTCTTAATCAAATAGCAGACGATAAGCCACTAGAAACACCAGTAGCAGAAGTTGGACTAAACGACAGAGAAAGAGGCAGTTATTCTTTTTTAAATGCGATTAGAGCGGCATCAAGCGGTGACTGGTCAAAAGCAGGACTAGAAAGAGAGATTTCAAATGAAATCGCTTCTAGAACTGGTAAAGAAGCTAGAGGTTTCTACCTACCTATGGACATAGGTTGGGGGCAAAGGGATCAAACTGTTGGCACTAACTCACAAGGTGGTTTCTTGAAAGGAACAGAACACCTGGCTAATGAGTTCATTGGTGAAGTTTATGCTAACTCAGTAGTTGCACAATTAGGCGGCAGAGTTATGACTGGTTTACAAGGTGATATAGCGATTCCAAAGCTATCTGCATCTGTAACTAACACAGCCTTCGTCAGTGAAGGTGGAAGCCCAACTGAAGGCGCGGCGACTTTCGCGCAAGTCACAATGGCACCTAAGACTTTAGCTACATACGTTGACTACACAAGAAAACTAGCATTGCAATCGGATCCATCTGTTGAGCAAATACTTAGAAATGACATAGTTCAAACTATGGCTTCTAAGATAGACCAAGTTGCTCTAAATGGTGGGGCTTCAAATGAACCTTCAGGCATTTTGCAAGAGTCTGACACTAATGTAGTTGCTATTAACACTAATGGTGGTGCAATCACTTATGCCAAAGTTGTAGACATGGAAGCGGCTATAGCGGCTGATAATGCTTTAACTGGTACTTTAAACTTTGCAACGACTCCTGGAGTACAAGGTGCAATGAGACAAATACCTAGACAGGGTTCAGGTGTTGAAGGTAACTTTATCCTAAACGATAGCAACTCTATCTTAGGACACAACGTAACTGTTTCAACTAACGTACCTAGTAACTTAACTAAAGGATCTACTTCAGGTACTTGCCATGCACTTATCTTAGGTGACTTTAGCCAAGTAATGATGGGATTCTGGTCAGGTGTTGATGTAGTTGTTGATAGTTCAACATTAAGCACTTCTGGTGGAACTAGAATTGCGTTTTTCCAAGATGTTGATGTTGCAGTAAGAATACCTAACGCTTTCGCGGCGATTAAGGATATTACTGTTTAATTATTTTGATTTGAGGGGAGTTCGCTCCCCTCTCTCAAAGGAGTAACAATGGCACAAATAAAAATGGAACAGGATGCCTACATTAGAGGAATCATGCGCAAGAAAAATGACGTTGTAGAAGTATCTATTGCGGAAGCAAGACAATACGTAAGCAACGGCACAGCAAGCGATGTTTCTGATAAACCAAAAAAGACAGCTACTAAAGCAGTCAAAAAGGCACCTAGTAAAAAGGCTAAGTAATGGTACTTGAATCGTCAGCGGATTTAGCAGGTTACTTTGATACAGATGCACATGGTACTGCGGCTACTATCACTATAAATGGTAGCGGTTCTAGTATTAATGTTATTTTAAACAAAGAATACTTTGCTATAGATCCTGGATTGGGCATGGAAGTAGAAGGAACACAACCTGTATGCACAGGAAGATCCGCAGACATGACTAATGTAGAGATTGGTGACACGATTCTAATCAGTTCTGTTACTTATAATATTATTAATGTTCAGCCAGATGGCGTAGGTGTTACTGCGTTAGTCTTAGAGGAGCAATAGTGTCACACGTCAGGCAACAATTAAGAGAAAGAGCGGCTACAACCCTAACAGGGTTGACCACTACTGCATCTAGAGTTTACCAATCAAGAGTTTACCCTCTTGGAGCGGCTAACTTGCCTGGTTTGTTGATCTATACCAAATCTGAGGATAGCGAAGCGGTAACTATGTCAGGGGCAAGAACACTTTTAAGAAACTTATCTTTAGTTATTGAAGGCTATGTAAAAGCAGTCAGTAATTATGACGATACTGTGGACACGATAGCAAAAGAAGTGGAAACGGCTATGGGTAATGATGTCACGCTTAACAGCTTGGCTAAAAACTCTTATCTAGAATCTACTGAAATTGAATATGACGGCGAAGGTGAAAAACCACTAGCTGTGATATCACTAACGTACAGAGTTGAATATATGACTAAAGAGAATGCACCACAAACGGCGGTGTAAGGAGTAGATATGGCAGTTTTATATTCTCCAGATGGTAAAGATAGCATTGATGCACATATAGACCAGGTGGAGTATTTAAAGAGCAAAGGTTGGACTGAAGAGAAATCTAAGTCTGTAAGTAAAAAAAATAAAAATAGCGAGGAATAGAAATGGCAACACACGCAGGCAAAGAAGGCCTAGTTAAAGTAGGCTCTAACACAGTAGCGGAAGTACGCACATGGACTATCAATACAAATGCAGATGTTATAGAAGATACAGCTATGGGAGATGCGGCTAGAACGTACCTTCCTGGTTTAACTTCTGCTGATGCATCAATTGATGTTTTTTGGGATGAAACAGATACAAATGGTCAGGTTGCATTAGCACCTGGATCATCTGTAACTTTAGTTTTATACCCTGAAGGCGCAAGTTCGTCAGATACGTACTACACTGGTACAGCAATCGTAACTTCAAAATCCATAACAGGATCTTTTGATGGAATGGTTGAAGCTAGTATAGGTGCTACCTACACAGGCGCAGTAACAACGGCAACGGTGTAAGAAATGAAAGCAATTGAGAGTGCAAAAGTTCATTTCAGTGGATTAGCAATAGAAATGGTGGAAGTTCCAGAATGGGGAACTGATGGCGTACCTTTAAGTGTTTATTACAAGCCAATGACGTTGGCTGAAAAGAATAAACTTTATAAGTTAGCGCAGAATGATGATCTAGAGATTATGGCTTATACGTTGATCTATAAAGCATTAGATTCAGACGGTAATAAGATATTTGATCTAGGTGATAAACGAGCATTAATGCATGAGGTTGATGCTGACGTTGCGGCAGAACTAGCCGCTAAGATCATGTCTGGTGCATCTATTGATGAACAAAAGGGAAAGTAAGAGAGGACAATGATTTTTTTGCTCAGTACGCTTTAGCAGAAAAACTAGGTCTGACGGTATCAGATCTACAAGAAAAAATGTCATTGTCCGAGTTTAACGGTTGGATTGCTTATTTGGAGTATAAGAGCGAACTAGAAAAAAGAAATGGCTAATAAAGATTATAGATTTAATATAACCGCGCAGAACAAGACTCAGCAGGCGTTTAGTCAAGTCAATCGCAGTTTAGATAAAACACAAAAAAGTATGGCTTTTATGAAAAAGTCTTTTGTTGGTTTATTAGGAACTGCGGCTATAGCTAATTTTAGTAGACAGACATTACAAACAGCAGACGATTTAGCCAAAGTTTCATCATCTATAGGTGTAGGCGCAGAGTTTTTACAAAGATTTCAATTTGCGGCTGAACAATCTGGTGTTTCCGCAGAAGGTTTTGATAAGAGTTTACGTTTCTTCTCTAAAACTATGGGTGAAGCAACAATGGGGCTTGGTCTAGGTTTAGATGCAGTAGATCAGTTAGGCGTTTCATTAAAAGATGCACAAGGGGAAACAAAATCTATAGATGATTTGTTTATAGAGTTTATGCACGCTTTAAGTGGTGTAGAAAACGCGACAGAAAAAGCAGGATTAGCAACAAAACTATTTGGTAGAGCAGGTATACCAATGGTCAACATGATACGTGATGGAACAGATGCCATGTTAGATTTAGCCGCAGTTGCACCAGGTGTTTTAACAGACGAAGACACAAAACGAGCAGAAGAATTTAACGATGCTATGAATGTTTTATCACGTACACTTAGGGGGCCTGTGCAATCTGGAATCATTAGCATAGTAGATGGCGGTAGAAAAATGTTTAATTTTTTTGAAAAATTAATGGATGATAATCCAGATAATTTTCAACAAATATTTTACGGCGATCCTAACAACAATAAACCTAAGAAAAAATTTGAAAGGGATGTTGTAGGCACTACAAAAACGGTTGATAAAAGATTACAAGCCTTTGCGGAAAGAATTAAAGAAAGCTTAAAAACACCTACAGAAAAAATAGCAGATTTTAGAGAAGAATTAGAATTAGCTGTATCTGAAGGCATATTTGACAAGTCTAAAATAGATGCGGCAGTAGCCGTATTTAGTGAATCAGTTACTAAAGGCGTAGAAGACACAATGACTGTTGTAAAACAGTTTGAAGACACGATAGAAGGATCTTTAGAAGGCGCATTTACAGATTTCTTTGACAGAACTAGTGAAGGCTTTATGAACATGCGTACATTATTTAAAACTGTGATTGATTCAATAATTCAAGAAGTTTTAAGACTTGCAGTTATTAAGCCTATTGTTGATTACATAATGGGTGGGCCTGTAAAAACTATATCAAGTATATTTGGTAAAGCATCTGGCGGCCCTGTTACTGGTGGTAGAACTTATATGGTTGGAGAAAGAGGCCCAGAATTATTTACTGCACCAGGTAACGGCAACATAGTACCAAATAACAAAATGGGCATGGCAGGTGGCGGCACAACAAATGTAAACATTACTTACGACATAAAAGCATTTGACTCAAAAGATGCTACAGCCGCTATTGCAGAACAAGCACCAACAATCGTTGGAATAGTAGAACAATCATTTAACAAACGTGGCAGAAGAGGGCCATTAGGAGTATGAGCGGAACATTCCCTACCACCCCTGCCCCACTTACTATAGAAGTACAGAGTTTTGAACCTACATTACTTAGTGTTGCCAATAACTTACGAAGACAAGCTAGATCCAGAGGTGGGCAAAGATGGTTATTTAAATGCACATTCCCTCCATTAGCCAGAGCAGACTTTGATCCTATATTTGCCTTTAGTGTTGCACAACGCGGACAGTTTGAAACCTTTACCTGGGTACCTAACACAATAGGCACAACAAGAGGTGCATCTAGTGAGACACCTGTAGTAAATGCGGCATTAGCGGCAGGAGTTTCTACAGGCACAGTAGATGGCTTAACCGCCAGTACATCTAACATCCTAAGATCTGGTGATTTCTTTAAATTCTCAGGTCACACAAAAGTTTATATGGTTACTTCTGATATGAGCAGTAACGGATCTGGCGTTGCTACCCTTAATTTTTCTCCTAGATTAGAAAGCGCAGTTGCGGATAATGAGACTCTTACCATTGCTTCTGTGCCTTTTCAGGTGGCTTTCGCCAGTGACGTTAGAGGTTATACAACAGATCCTACAGCCTACTATCAATATGAAATAGATCTTATAGAGGTTACATAGATGGCAAACAGAGGAAGTACAACTGCTTTCCAAACTGAGATCAAAAAAGATCAGTCTCACCCTCTGCATTTAATAGAGGTGTATTTAGACAGTGCCACTTACTACGTCACAGACAATTACAGGGATGTTGTTTACGACAGTAATACCTATGATGCTCTTGGTTTCTTTTTAAACTTTGCAAACATAGAAGAAAGCACAGAGGTTACAGCATCTAGAATTACACTTAGCTTGTCTGGTGTTGATCAGCAATACACTAATCTGTTTTTGACTGAGAACTATGTAGATAGACGTGTCGTTATTAGAAAAGCATTTATTGACACGTCAAATGCACTTATAGCAAATCCAGTCACTATATTTGATGGAAGATTAGACTCACCTGTTATTACAGAAGATGCCGACACTGGTTTAGCCACAATAGCTGTTGTTGCTTCTAACCAATTTGTAGATTTTGAGAAGACACCAGGACGATACACTAACCACGAAAATCAACAGCTACACTATCCAGGTGATAACGGTTTTATTTACGCTTCACAAATTATAAAAGACATAGTGTGGGGGCAAGAATTTAACGGCGGTAACAGAGTAGAAGGTGCAGGATCTTTAACTGGTGAAATAACTGGTGCTTCTTACACAAACACAGGTGATATAGGCACTGAATCTGTATTGGTTACTAACCCTTGGGGCAATCCTATAACAATAAGTGTAGATCTTGGTGATAGAGTTTATGTAAATGTTGCAGAGCATGATCTTAGCACTGGTGATACTGTTGAAATAGATGGTGCAGAAGACACAACAGAAGTACCCGCAACATCTATAAATGGAGAAAAAACGGTCACTGTTGCAGATCTAAACACTTTTTATTTTGATATAGAAGAAACAGTAACCGTAGTAGAAAATTTTACAGGTGGCAAAAACTTAACTATATATAGCGAACCGCCAATAACTACAGGATTAAAAACAGAAACAACAACCAACAAAGAAAATTACGTTGAAGTTTTAGATCCGACAGAAACGTCTAAAGTTGGTGATTTTATAAAGTTTGAAAACACAGGTGACATAGGCGGTATCACAGAAATAGATCTAACCAATAGAGCCTACGAAGTTAAAGAAGTTGCAAGCAACGGTGTAAGAACAGCAAAAGTAGCTGTAGTAAAAGAAGAAAAAACAACAGCACCGCCAATATCAACAGATACGACAGTAGCTAATACAGTAACAATAAATATAGCAGATCATGAATTAAACATAGGTGATACTTTAGTTATTGCAGGTTCAGCCGATGTAGGTGGTGTAGCCGCCGCAAGTATTAACGGTACAAAAACAGTAGCATCAATAAAAAGTAACAATGCAGTAAACGTAACAGTAACAGATTCTGTAACCAGTACCGTGAACAACGGTGGAGGTGACGGCGTTACTATAGATGGTTTGTCACCCAATAGCCCATTTGTAGCAACAACTTCAGGAAGTACAACCGTCACCTTTCATCACACAGCACATGGTTTAGCCGTAGGAGACACAGTTTCAATAATAGGATGCACTAGCGTTGGTGGCGTTCCTGCATCTGATCTTAATAAATCGCACATAGTAGCAAGCGTTCCAAATGCAAATAGTTTTACTGTTACGGTAGCTACTACCGCTACATCAACAGCACAAGGCGGCGGTGCTTATACTTATGTAAAGCTACCTGTAAAAGCAAGCAGTGTGGCTAGGGGTGGTAAAAAAACTACTACTTTAGATCTACGAATTGCAAGACCACAAGAAAACATTAAATACGCAATACCACAATGAAGGACATAGAAACTATAGCGTTTGCACAAAAAGAACTAAATACCCCATTCGCCTGGGGTACTAATGATTGTAATACCTTAGTGCTTAAATACTTAGACGAAGTATGGGGCAATGATGTACAAAGTATGATCTATAGCAAATACAAAACTAAGATAGGTGCTGTCAAATTTAATAAAAAACAAAAATACACTTTTACAGATGGAATTATAGAAGAATTAGGGGCTACAAAATTACCACCTAAACTAGCCAGAACTGGCGATATATTAATTGTGCATACTAAAGGCTTTGAAATGGGGCATATTTGTTTGGGATCTAAAATATTATCTGTAATAGAAGACAGTAAAACATCTATAACAAGAATTGATGGTTTTGATTATTTTAATTGGGCATTGAGGATTAATTAATGGGGCAGGCAGTAGCTTTTGTAAAAGGAACGATTGAGTTTTTTACTTTATTATTTTCTTATGCAACAGGTAATTACATTGCAGGACAGGTATTAGGCTATGTAGCGGCAGGTGCTTTTTTTAACGCTGTTGGCGGTGCCATACAGGGCTTATATGAGATACCCAGAATAGGACTAGCACAACAAGGCGCAACAGTTCTAAGCAACAGCAGATCCAGTTCTGCCCCCTTGCCTGTCATCTATGGCGCGAGGCGTGTAGGTGGTGTGCAAGTGTTTGTGTCGGCTTCTCCTGGTTATGTTGATGTAAGCGATGATTACCCAAATGGGCAGATGCCTAATGAATACCTAAATATGGTTATTGCACTCTGTGAAGGGCCAATAGGTGCTGTAAAAAAAGTTTATGCTAATAACGTAGAGATCTGGCCACAGATGGACGCAAGATTTGAAGGTAAGGCCTATGTAAGTGTGCATAGAGGTGAAGCCACTCAAGCGGCAGATGCAGAGTTAGTTGGTACAGCTAACTCAGACGGTAAGCCATTTGTATGGGATTCTACATATAAATTAAGCGGTGTTGCTTATCTTTATCTTAGGCTAGAAGCTGATTCGGATGTTTGGGGATCTGGTGTGCCTACTATTAATGCAGATATATTAGGTAAGGTTGTTGAAGACACAAGAGCCACTTATTCTGGAACTGCATTTTCTATTGATAGATACAGTAATAATCCTGCTCTTTGTATCAAAGACTATTTGACTAATTCTATCTACGGTAAGGGCATATCAGGAACACAAATAAGCACATCATCATTTGAAGCGGCGGCAAATTATTGTGATGAACTAATTACTATTACAAAAGACGATGGTACAACCGTCACACAGAAACGATTTACGATGAATGGCGTTGTTTCTGTTGGTGAATCAAGCATGAACATACTTAATAAATTACTTACGTCCTGTAGGGGTATGCTTGTGTTTAGTGGTGGTTTTTACAAACTAATTATAGATAAGGCAGAAACAGCTTCATTGACGTTTGACGAATCAACCATCATGCCTAATTTTAATATTACGTTACCTGGTAAACAAAGTTTAGCTAACAGAGTACAAGCAAACTTCTTTAATCCAGAGAATGAGTGGCAAGCAGATTTTGTATATTCAGAGAGTAGCACCTACAAGACACAAGATAATAATTTATTATTAGAGCGCAAAATAGAACTGCCCTTTACTGCTAATTATTACCAGGCACAAATGATTGCAGAACAGGTTTTAAAACAAAGTAGACAGGGCATCATTATTGATTTTAGGACACTACAAGAAGGTTTGTTGGCAGAAGTAGGCGATGTCATATACATAAAATTAGATGCGCCTGGTTGGTCTAGTTTAAATAGTGGTGCAGGTAAATTATTTAGAGTTATACAAATAGGCATAGAGGCTAACGATGAAATTTCTATAATAGCTAGGGAATACGATGCAGATGTTTACACAGTAGGCACCGCAAATACTTTTGATACCGCTCCTAATACAAATCTACCAGATCTAAGCACTGTATCTAAACCAATCAATCCAGTTGCAACAGAAGCACTATTTTTTAATGATCCTAAAATTACAAACAGAGTTACTTTAACTTGGGCGGCACCTACTTCGCCTTACATAAAACATTACGAAGTAGCAATCATAGGCCGCGCCGCAGGACAAACTTCCTATACACAAGTAGGAACGGTTACTGGCACACAATTTACAATAGATAATTTAGATCCTCGTGTGTATCAATTTGCTATAAGAGCAGTAAATACAGCAGGTTTTAAATCTAATTATGTTACAAAACTTATAAACGTAAAAAGCACGACTGTACTGCCTGCCGTTAATGCTCCTGGTATAACAGGCGTAGTTGAATCACTTATATCAACTACAGCAGGTTCAGGTGTAAAAGCTAAAGCGGTGTTATCTTGGGTGGCACAAAGCAACACAGATTGGGAAGCATTAGGTGTATACATAGAAAGTTATGAAGTTGAATATAAACTTTCTAGCGTATCTAATAATTTTGAACGCTTAGGATCTTCTACTGGTACTTTCTTTGAGTTTTTTGACATTGCACCAGGCAATTATGACTTTAGAGTAAGGGCTGTAAACGATGCAGGTATCAAATCACCTTACGGAACCGTTACAGCAGAAATAACAGGACTTAGTGCCGCACCTGCTAATGTAACAAACTTTTATTTAAGAGCAGAAAGCACACAAGCTAACTTGTCTTGGACACCTACTACAGATCTAGATGTTAAAGTTGGTGGTACATTTGAAATAAGACACAGCGTGGCTACTAGCGGTGCTACTTGGGGTACGTCTATAAAAATAGGATCAGATGTACCAGGATCTTCTAACTCTGCTTCAATGCCTTTGTTAGTAGGTACGTATTTAATTAAAGCTGTAGATTCAACAGGAAATAAATCAGTAAGTGCTACAAGTATTGTCAATACTGTTACGCCGTCAATACAAGAAAAAAGAACACAACAAACTATTACAGATACTACCTTTACAGGCACAAAAACAAATATGGTAGTTGATGCTGAAAGCGGTGTACTTAAGTTCGAAGCTGATACGCTTATAGACAGCAAAACAGAAAATATAGACACTTGGGGCTTATTTGATGCCATTGGTGGTGTTGACACTTCTGGATCTTACGAGTTTGCTAGTTACATAGATCTAACGCGTGTAATGTCAGCCACATTAACAGGCAATATAACTTTTACTACGGTTGCTACAACAGATATATGGGATAACAGAGCAGGTAATATTGATACTTGGGAAGCTATAGATGCCAATACATTTGATGATGTAAACGCTACTTTATTTATTGCTACTACCAATGATGATCCTGCAAGTGGATCTGCAACTTATTCAGCGTACCAAGAATTTACGATTGGTAACTATTACGGCAGAGCTCATAAATTCAAATTGGAATGTACAACAGGCGATACAACACACCAAATTAACGTATCGCAGTTATTAGCAAAAGCAGAGGTTTACTTTAGATTTGAATCAGAAACAGGCACTACAGCTACAGGCGGTACAGCATTTACCTATGACACACCATTCTTAGCTGTGCCACAAATAGCCATCACTGCTAACGATATGGCTACTGGTGATTACTATGCGATAACTAGCAGTTCTGCTACAGGATTTACACTTAGGTTTTATAACGCAAGCGGTGCAGGCATAGCCAGAACTGCTTACTACTTAGCAAGAGGATATTGACAATATGAATATGCAACTTACGGTCTTTTATACAAAATTTATAACATGTAAAGGTGGGTTTTAGATGGCACAACATGATTACGTTATAGCTAATGCCTCTGGTGCAACAGTTAGGGCAGATATTAACAATATGGCATTGGCCATATCTTCAAACAATAGCGGATCTTCCGCACCTGGCACCACCTACGCTTATCTTTGGTGGTTAGACACTTCTGCTAATGTATTAAAATTAAGAAACAGTGCGAATAACGCCTGGATTACTATGCCCTTCTCTGTTACTGCTAATAACACGGTAGATATAAACGGCGGTACTATTGATGGCACTAACATAGGTGCCAGTTCAGCAGGAACAGGTGCTTTTACAACATTAACGGCAACTACATTTACATCCGCAGGTATAGACGATAACGCAAATGCAACTGCTATAACTATTAATAGTTCTGAACAAGTTGGAATAGGAAGAGCCCCAGGTGAAATTTTAGATATAAAAGCATCTTCAGGAGATACAAGGTTAAGACTAGAAGCAGTTAGTGGTTCTGACACAGAAATTAAGTTTTTTAATGATGGCTCTGCACAATACACAATAGGGCATGATGATGGTACAGATAATTTTGTTATTGGTCTTGCTAATGTAGATGAACCTAAAGTATCAGTAAATAAAAGTGGAAACGTAGGCATAGCAACTCCGAACCCACAAACAACCCTTGATGTTACGGGTACGTTTGCTATTTCTAATAGTACCTCTAGTTATTGGAAGTTTGATAGGGATGATTCAGATGGAAGATTAAAGATTAGTGATTCTTCTGCTGAAAAGTTCAGTATAGAAACAGATGGTAAAGTAGGCATAGGAACTACGAGTCCTGATGTTCTATTACACCTTAAATCTACTAGCGCACATATATCACAGAAAATAGAGACAACCGTTTCAACTGGTAATGCCAAGTTATTTTTATTGGGGCATTCAGTTGGAGATTCAGTCTTATGCTTTGGGGATAATGATGATGCTGATGTTGGCAGTATTTTCTATGACCATTCCTCTAATTATATGTCATTTACTACGAATACCGCAGAAGCTATGCGTATTGATTCATCTGGAAGAGTAAAAGCACAATGCTTGAGTGGAGTAGGTGGTTTTTATCTAACTGAAGGTACAGCAGATGCTTTTAGTATAAATTCAGAAGGTGCTAATGGAAATTTACTCTTTAAGGATATATATAACTCTTCAGAAAGGATGCGTATTCTTGCAAATGGAAACGTGGGCATAAACACTACAAATCCAGGTGATAAATTATCTGTTTGCGGTTCTGTAAGATTCAACACAACACCGAATGATGGAGAAGAGGCAAGGCATTATTTTACTGTAGGTGGTGGCGCAGATGCCGCAACTTACACTATGTATGATGGCGGTCAAAATGCTAAGGTTTTCTTTACTGGTAACGGTGGTTCTTATTTTACTGGAGGCAATTTAGGTGTTGGAGACGATTCACCTGCTTACCGTTTAGAGCTTCCAAATACTGGAAGTGCAGCAGGTCAAGGTAGGGCAAATGCTTGGGTTACTTATTCAGACAGTAGAATAAAATCAAACATACAAACTCTTTCTTATGGACTAGATATCGTTAAACAATTAAAGCCATCACAATATAAACATCATAATTCAATAAAACAAGACGGACAGTTTGTAAAACAAGACGAAGGTACAAACGATATAGGTTTTATAGCACAAGAAGTTTTACCTTTGATACCTGAAGTAGTAAGTGTACCTGTAGATACAGATAAAGATTTGTACTCAATCAGTTATCAAAAACTTACAGCAGTTTTAACAAAAGCAATACAAGAACAACAAACAATTATAGAAGACTTAAAAACTAGAATAGAAACCTTAGAAGGATAAAATTATGGCAATTTCATATGCATGGGATGTAAGTACAGTTGACACTTACCCAACAAAAGACAGCAATAGTGATGTAGTTTATAACGTACATTGGAGACTTACCGCAACAGATGGCACTAACAAAGATTCAGATGGTAACAACTGGATAGCTACAAGTTACGGAAGCCAAAGTTTAGACACAGATAGTATCTCTAGCTTTACAGCCTTTGGAAGTCTTGATGCCGCAAAAGTACAAGGTTGGGTAGAAGCGGCTTTGACTGCTGATACTGTTACAGCCATGAAAGCAAGTTTAGATGCACAGATAGCAGAAAAGATAACACCCACAAGCGTACAAAAAACAATTTCTTAAACCAAAACCATTAAATAGGAGTGCAAAACCAATGGAAAACAAAAATGAAGAAAATAAAAGAGAAGATAAAGAAAGCCTGGAGCAAACTCAAGGCACTATTCAAAAGCAAACCTTCGACATAAATATGCCTGATGGCAATGTTGTTAGTAGTGATTCACTAGACGAACATCAATACAAAGTGGCCGCAACCATGCAACATCTACAAAACCAGATAGAGCAGTTAGCACCACAAGTACAAGAATTTGAACTTAAAAGAGATCATTTCAGCCTTAAACAAAAAGAACTACAGGATCTATTAGGATCTAATGGAAAGCCAAACTGAAACAATTACAACACTAGAAGCGTATCAGCGTGAAAATGCTATACGCTTTAAGTACATAGAAGACAGATTAGACGAAGGATCTGCAAAATTTAAAAGACTAGAAACTATTATGTGGGGTATTTACCCACTTATCATCACTACCCTGCTCGCCTCTAGGTATATTTAAAATGGATGATGCGGTTCTTATTATCTCAGAATTGGGGGTTCCTACTGCGGCACTTGTAGCTGTAGGGTTCTTTCTTTATAAACTTATATTTAAGATCATTGACGGCATGACTGAGAAGGTAGATGTCCTAGATGATAAGGTGCAAGCAAGCCTTGATACGATGGAAGAAAGGCTAACAACAAAACTAGATTCACAATATGGGATTATAGTCAGCTTGATTGATAGGGTAAGAATGATAGACCAATCACTTATAAGAAATGATGTGTTACTAAAGACCTTAGTAAAGATGCCAGAGTTGATAGACACCAACGAAATAACTAAGGCACAAAAAGAAGATCAAAGAAGGGATTGATGGGCAATACAGAAGTTAAATTATTGCTTGTAAACATTATCTTTTTTGTCCTGGTGTTTCAGATAGTACAGGCTGATGAAATGGTGCATGAGTTTAAATCACCTTCTTTTAGCGGTGTGGGTACGTCTAATCATTACTTTTTTATAGAACAAACTGAAGCAAATAGAAAAAAAGCCTTACGTGAGGAGATCCAGGCATTACAAGACGAAATAGAGCGCGAACAAAATAACACTGTAGAAGCAAGGTTTATGCGGAATCTCACCAGTCGTATCTATGCCAACATTTCAAAAAGAATAGAAGATGCCTTGTTTGGTGAAGATCCACGCACTAGCGGATCTATGGAATTAGACGGCAATTTAATTGAATACGAGATAACAGATGATGAAGTTAGAGTTACAATCATTTCAGAGGATGGCACTGAAACTACTGTGGTTGTGCCTATTGGCGGTTTTGGTTTCTAGTTGCAGTCTAATGATTGATCCCCTAGAAAATAATCTTCCACCCATAGAGTACATAGAAGATGCACAGTTACAGACATTGCATACAGAGTTGGCAAATGTACAAGAGCCAGTTAGAAAACCTGTTATTGCCGTTTATGATTTTACAGATCAAACAGGACAAAGAAGATCTAATTCTAAATACGCTACATTTAGTACAGCACTAACCCAGGCACCACACGCCTATCTAATACGCGCACTAAAACATTCTAACTTCTTTGATGTAGTAGAAAGAGTGTCCTTAGATGCAGTAACTAAAGAAAGGCAGTTAATTAGATCTACCAGAGATACATTTAACGAAGATACACAGCTTATGCCGCTCGTTTTCGCAGATCTCATCATGGTTGGATCCGTCCTATCTTATGAAGCAAATATTGAATCGTCAGGTCTGGGGATTAGGTGGCTATCAGTGGGCGCAAATCGTCAAATAAGAAGAGATCAAATAACATTAAGCTTACGCACAGTTTCAGTAAGTACAGGCAAAGTTATAACAGAAGTTTTAGTTACTAAGACGTTGTTTTCAGCATCTTTAGATAACGATGTATTTAGGTTTATTAGCGAAGGCACCGAATTGATAGAAATGGAAGGTGGCTCTGTAGCAAATGAACCAATGTCAGTGGCACTACAAATAGCAATAGAGAGTGCTGTACTGGCAACTATAAACGAGGGTGTAACACTTAATTTATGGAGGTATAAAGAATGAAAAAACTAATTATATTATTAATATTATCTACACCCTTGCTAGCAAATGATAACGAAATTTGGATCAACCAGGTTGGATCAACAGGAGCCGCAAGTATAGACCTGGAACAATTAGGAACAGGAAACATTATTGGTGGCGCGGGTAGTACAGCAGGAGATCTTACAGCGTTTCAATTTACATCAAATATAGCTACATTAGATATAAACCAGATTGGTGATTCTAATAAATGGTTAGGAAAGATAATTGGTGACTCTTTTGTGGGATTTTATGAATTTGACGGCGATTCAAATACGTTTAATACAAGTGTAGATCCTACAAATACTTACAATGCAGATTCATCAAATATAAATGTAGATGTTACAGGTAATAGTAATCAATTTACGCTTAACCAGGCTAACGCGGCGCAGGCTAGTAATTTAGATTTAGATTGGATAATAAATGGATCTAGTAACTCAATTACAGCCGCTATAGATATAGATCTAGCTACAAATTATGTTGATTTTGATGGATCTGATAACACATTAACTTATGACGGTGATGGTGCATCTAATGGCTTCTTTCATTTAGAACATGATGGTTCAGACCGTACATTTTCTATAGAACAACAATCTACTTTAAATAATGATTGGCTTAAAATTATATCTAGCGGCACTGGTACTTCTAGCATCTGTGTCGTTCAGAGTGACGGCGGTACCAGTACCTCTTGCTAGTATTGGGAACATAAGCGAACTTAACGGCAATGCTCAAGTAGTAAGAGATAAACCGTATGGCGCAGAAATAGATTTTGCTATACAACAGCTTGACGATGTAAAAACGCAACGCGGTAGAGTACAAATTACTTTTGAAGATGAAACGCAAGTGCGTGTCATGGATCATAGCCGTTTAAAAATTACTAAGTATATTTATGATCCAGATCCTAACAAATCAGAAATGGCCTTACGTTTTGCTTCTGGTAGTGCAAGGTTTTTAACAGGTAAATTTAATAACAAGAAAGCTATACGTATAAAAACACCTAGTGCAGATGTTTATGTGCGAGGTACAAACTTTTCTGTGACTACACGCGAAGAGGGTTCTTCACTTTTTGTTCTATTGCCTGATGAGTTTGGTAATAGTAGTGGTGAAATAGTGGTAGAGACGGCTATAGGACAGGTTGTTTTAAATCAACCCTTCCAGGCTACAACTGCCATTACTTATTATCAAAAACCTTCACCACCTGTCATTTTAGATCTCACTTTAGACATGATAGATAACATGATGATTATTACCCCACCTAGTAGAAATAAAGATTATATAGAGGAAGATCAACAACAAAACACAGCAGACTATTTAGACTTTGACGGCTTAGATGTAGATTTCTTAGCAGAAGACTTTTTAGATAATACTGAAACTTTAGAATTTACAGAACTGGATATAAATTACCTAGACGTAAATTTTTTAGAAGATCTATTAAACATTATTGATGCTTTGGCTATAGCTGATGAAGAAGACACACTAGATCAAGTGGCTACAGGCATCAAAATAAGTGGTACTAATATTGGACAAGATAAAGATACACAAATTACAACGATCATAACAGGACAACAAATTAGCTTATTTAGATCTGTAGGTAACAGTTTTAGGTTAGATGTTGACGGTTCTGGTGCTTATACGTTAATTCTTATACAAGATGGCGTAGAGAATGTCGTAAAAATCAACGGTGGATCATCAAATGCAATCAAAATAAGGCAAGGAAATTAATGAAGAGACTAATATTCCCTACCCTACTAACATGCCTAATATTACCTTTATTGTTTCAGGTAACACCGCTAGAGATCTTAAAACTTAAAACCTTTGATGCGTTTATACCCAAACAAGATCCTACAGGTAACTTTGTTGTTTTGGACATAACAGAAAAGGATCTTGAAGATCTTGGTGGTTGGCCTTTACCTAGAAAAGATCTAGCAGATCTACAAATTAAATTATTAGAAGCTGGCAGTTATGGACAAGCCTGGGCGTTTGCATTTCCGCAACCAGATAGATTGGGTGGTGATGTAGCATTTGCAGAGGCGTTAAGTTACGGCCCTTCTGTCTTGTCAGTATTTGAAAGCGCAAGCAGTGACACCTTCCCACCTACGGTTGGCACAGTTGTACTTGGTGAAGATCTAGGAAATGGATACCAGGCTAGAGGCGTTATAGAAAACATAGATCTATTAAAACAAAGTGCCGCCCAAGGCGTAGCATCCGCACCTACAGATGTAGATGGTTTAGTAAGACAGATCCCTTTGTTACTAAGAACACCAGACGGCTTTGCACCAAGTATGGCACTAGAGATCCTTAAACAACTTACAGGCCAGGACACTTACATTATAAATATGACTGATGGTGAGATACGTATACCATCACTACCATCTATATCAGTAGATCCGCTAATGCGTAAGTGGGTAAGCTACGTAGATACAGAAGTGATTAGCCTAGACAACTTAGAAGCCGCCCAGGATAAATACGTAATCATAGGATCTAGCGCAGGTGGACTTGGGCAGATCTCAACACCAGTTGGATTAATCAACAGTCATTTCTTACAAGCCGCCCTGGCTGAATCAATATTACTGCCTAACTCTCCCAGGATCCCAGAATGGCATTTAGGCGCAGAAATTGCTATTTTTCTAATTTTCGTCCTCTGTATTTGGCTTCTAACGAAGAAACTAAGCATGAGCCTTGGCCTAGTATTAACCATATCAAGCCTTTTTGCGCTTGCCTGGTGTGGGCATTGGTTAATCCAGGCAGGCATATTATTAGATGTTACCTGGACATTGATAGGATCTTTTATTGCAGGCAGTGTTTCTTATTACTTACGATTTAGAGAACAGTACAAGTTAAGACAGCAGATTCGCGACCAGTTTAAAACTTACTTATCGCCTGAGTATGTAGATATGATTATCAAAGATCCTGGACTAATGAAACTAGGCGGAGAGCGTAAAGAAATGTCGTTCCTTTTCATGGACATTGTTGGGTTTACCCCTATATCAGAAGCACACAAAGATAACCCAGAAGATCTTGTAGATCTAATTAATAATTTTTTAGACAGAATGACAAACATACTATTGGCTAACGGTGCCACCATAGATAAATACATGGGTGATTGCATCATGGCCTGGTGGAACTATCCCATTCCATGTGAAGACCACAGAACAAAGGCATTGTTGGCAGGTAGAGCCATAGAAGCAGAAGCAAAGATAATTGCAGAAGAGTATCAGGCTAAAGGTTTGCCATTAATAGCTGTAGGTACTGGCATTTCTACAGGTAATGCCATAGTAGGTGGCATGGGTTCAGAATTGAGAATGGATCTATCAGTTATAGGCGATGCCGTTAATCTAGGTGCCAGGTTAGAAGGACAAACTAGGAACTACGAAGCCAACACCCTATTTCCTTTAGAAACAATTAAAGGTGTAGACGATATGATCTTTGACTATGTAGATGAAATACAGGTTAAAGGGAAAGAAGAAAAAATAAAAATTTATACCTACACAAGTTGACGTTTACGATTTGCAACTTACAAATTAAAGGATGAAAGAACTATTAAAAGGTGTATTAGGTGCAGTAGCACCTACAATCGGAACTGCCTTAGGTGGCCCAATGGGCGGCATGGCAATGAATATGGTTTCTCAGGCGTTGGGATGCAAGAACACTCCTAAAGATGTAGAAAAAGCTGTGCAGAAAGCCACGCCTGAGCAACTTGTAGAACTTAAGAAATTAGATAATGATTTTGACATTAAGATGAAAGAACTTGATGTAGATCTGTTTGCACTAGAGACAGCAGACATACAAAGTGCCAGATCTATGTTCTCTAAAGATTGGACAGCTAGAATTATCGGTATAGCCGTTATTGGTGGATTCATGGGTTATATCTT